TGAGTTTAATGACTTCCCAGGTCATGGCTACTTGTATAAGGGGTAGCTCCCTTCAGCTACTTTTAATGACATTCTAGGTCAATGGTGCATTATGCTGCAGCAGGATCGAATTCCGGACTCAGGAAATACATACGTGGTGCTCCAGTGAAGAAAGACAAAGAAAAGTCTTCCCCAATGGCCACGAAAGATTGTATAAATGGAGCTGAATCGGCAGGAATCTTCCAAGTGCCTTCCAATCTATGCGAAAACGCAGAAGATGTCACATCCTTTGATGGGAAAAATCTATCGTTGTAGTACCACGGCAACTCTATTTCTAAAGTCGCATTATTGCGTACAACGGTAGAATGGGCTCCCGACCATGTGTGAGTAAGGAAAGCATTCAATTGGCGTGTTCTTGCGTCCCATGTAGCTGCACCGGGGGTATCTAGCGTTATAGAGGTGAAGTTGCCAACACATCCACAGTCTTCACGAATGGCTGTGAAGATGTCATTGACACAACAATCTCCACCAATACGAACATGTTTCCAACGCAAACCCCCTCTGCGAACAACATATGCTGTGGAAACATAATTAAGTAGGGTCGTCTGAACGTAGTTAAATCGCTCAGCAGTCGAAGTTTGCCATACTCCCTGGCTATTATAGCCACGGAAGAGTGGGAAATTAGGCATATTAAATTTATACGCTACTTGTCCTATTATATCAGGACACCACTGAGAGTGGTAATTATATCGTTTCAAGCACTGTCTAAACGAAGTTATTGGGTCACCAAAATAGACGCTAAGAGTGGCATCTGCGGTGCTCAATGTTGGAGCCTTTGTGACGACCGAGGATGTGTCCATTGGCGGACTGTTTTCGGTCAAGGGGATCTCTCCCATCTGTTCCACAAATCTGTTCTTCAATTGTGATTGCCTAAGCAATTCCTCATCACTAGGAGGTAAGAAGTACGCATTCTGCAGTATATCCACAGAGGGCTCAAACACTTCGAAATCTTCACCCATAGAAACAAACACATTTACATTAACTGCATCTGTGTTTGTACTCGGGGTAGACAGTTCATTTACAACATATACTGACACAATACCATTTCCAAACTCATCCGGTGCTCCACCTAGGGCAGAAGTGCCATATGGAATTGCGGATAAATAAGGGACACGATATGACAACATTGAGCGCGTGGCTCCCCAACCAACAGTAATAGTGAAGTCCTTATCTTGCGAGACATCCACCACATGTGTATAGTTAGTATTATACTCATTGGTTAATGGGTACGATGGGTCATACGTCATTTTCATACGTCCCCTATGATATGCAGATGCAACTATTTGGAATCTAAATTTCATAGATCCTCGCCAGAACTTGAAAGGCAAAGTTGCAAAGGCACACGCTGGAAAATGGTATTCAGGGGGGCTTTCTGCCCATAGTACCGGACTAACTTCGGAGTTCCACAACAAGGTCTCCGAGGCAGCTGCTATTGGCCACTCAAACGAGGTTAGGAAGGTTTCTCGCATAGCAATGCTGAGAATAGGCATTTCATCTGCACTTCCTAGGCCCGCTACGCGTGGGTCCACAGTTAACTCCTGCTTAGCATCCAAGGTCAACTTTGTCACTGAATCAGGAACATTAGTATTCGCCATATTGCCCAAAACGTGGGACGATACGGTTGGATGTCAGACAAAATCGCAGGTGTAGAATATCCAAACATCTGAGCGATATTAGAT